TTTTACAAAGTTGTATTTTACAAAGTTGTAAAACGTAACACTAATAATTACTAACTTATAAATAAATACTAAATAACAATAAATACTAACAGATAATAAGCATCATCATCAACATCAGGAGGAGCTATGGACGAAAAAAAGCTTTTTGAAAATTTCCAATTAACTTTTGGACGGATGATATCGCCATTTGAAATCGAAGATATTCAAAAGTGGATTCACGAAGATAACATGCCAATTGAAGTTGTCAACCTTGCCTTAAGAGAAGCGGTAGAAAACAACAAAATCAGTTGGAAGTATATCAATAAAATCTTAGTTGATTGGTATAAATCTGGAGATACGACAGTAGAAAAGGTCAGAGACAGGTTGCAACGGTTTGACGATAGTAAAAAACAACGAAGTGTAACTACCTCAAACGTCCCAAGCTGGTCGAATCCAGACTACAAAGAACCAGATTTAGAAGAATTTGCTCTAGGAAGCATGGACGGTATAGAAGATGGATCAGGAGATTTTTAATTTTTTTAACAAACAAATCAAAAAAGATTTTGGTAAAACGGCGAGTAAAGAGACTTTTGCTAAGTTTGCTAGTTACTGCGCTGAAGGAATCGAAAAAAATGGAGTTAAGCCAATTTTTAATTGGATAAACCTATACGCTTTTGGAACTGATATAACAACAGCAGAAGCAGACCGATTAAGGATAGAGCGATATAAACAGGAGAATGTGTTATGACAAAACAGCATAGAGAAACGCTTATCTGGTACCGAGCAAGTCATCAAGAGCGTGAGAGATTGCTTGATTTTGGACTAGTTGATAAAGCACGGTACGTGACACTATTGCGGCAATTGCGTAAGAAATATGCGATTTAGGAGGAAATATGACACCAGAACAAGCAGAAAAAGCAAAAATCAGAGCTAAACAAGAACTTGAAACGTTTAGCATATACCTTGACCAGGCAGTTGATGAACTCGGTGGAGTTTTAACTTCGCGAGAAGTCTTTTTGGCAGCGGGATTCACCTACCTTGGCGCAGGTCAGACAGATATACATGCTGCAGTCGAGGGATTATGTGAGCAAATCCAATGATTTTAAATTTAGTGAAGACTGGGAGAGCAACTAAAACACAAAAAGAGGAAATGAAATGAACATCAAAGAAAAAATTGTAGTGCTAAGAAACACTGAAGACGGAAGTTTTTTAAAGAGTTTCAAAAACAAAAAAGATGTACTTGCTTATAATGTGGAACTTACAGATAGCATTCAACTGGCATCATTTTTACCAGAAGAAGCTTACAACATACAAAAAGAAAAAATTGATAATTTGGCAGAAACGCTTGGGTGTGATGTTGTAGTTATCGAAGCATCATATGACCTAAAATTTATTGATGGCGAGGATGTTCCAGAGTTAACAAAAGAGCAAAAAGTTAAAAGTATGGTAAACGGAATGTTTGAGCAGGTTTTTGGAGGTGAATAGAGATGGCAAATCAATTATCAACACAACAAGTTAAACGTGATATCACAACTGATCCAACTTTGCTGACAGGAGCTGATATTAAAAAATATTTTGATCCTCAGAACTTGCTTAGCGAAAAACAAGTAGGGCAAGCTCTGGCTTTGTGTAAGGGGCGCAACCTTAATCCATTTGCAAACGAAGTTTATATTGTGGCCTATAAAAATAATAGCGGCACAGATTTCAGTTTGATTGTATCTAAAGAGGCATTTATGAAACGTGCTGAACGTTGTGAAGGATATGATGGATTCGAGGCTGGCATTACTGTTATGAGAAATGGTGAGATGGTTGAAATTGAGGGCTCTCTAAAACTACCTGATGATGTTTTGATAGGTGGATGGGCCATTGTTTACCGCAAAGACCGCTCACATCGATACAAAGTTACTGTTGACTTTAACGAATATGTCAAACTTGACAAATATGGTAATCCACGAAGTACTTGGAAATCAATGCCAGGAACAATGATTAGAAAAACAGCACTTGTTCAGACACTTAGAGAGGCTTTTCCTGATGAACTCGGTAATATGTACACCGATATTGACGGTGGCGATACTTTTGATGCTATTAAAGATGTGACTCCTCAGGAAACACAGGAAGAAGTCAGAGCACGGAAGATGGCACAGATTGAGCAGTACAAGCAAGAACAGACTCAGAAACAAACTCAAAAAGCAGACACTAGCTATCCCGTTGATGAAGTGTCTGAACATACTGATGATCCAGTACAAGGAGAACTACTTGATGGAGAACTGGAGTATTAGGAGGAAACCATGCAAGAATTACAATTAAAAGTCACACAGGCACAAGTTGAAATTATTGATCGTGAAAAATTTGAACAAAACATCAACGAAGTTGTGGCAAAATACCAAAATTATGCAGTCACAGCTGGAACTATCAAAGATGACAAGCAAGTCCTAGCTGATCTACGCAAGCTCAAAAAACAGTTGTCTGATGAGCGTATCAAAGTAAAAAAGGAACTCTCAAAGCCTGCTGACGACATTGATGGATATATCAAACAGGCAAGCAAGCCACTAGATGACACGATTGACAAGATTGCAACTGATGTCAAAGAATTCGAAGACCATCAAAAAGCGCTGCGATTAGATACAGTAAAGAGCTACTTGTCTAATAAGGCATCCGAGTATATGCTTGACCCCCGTATTTTTGACGAAAAAGCTATGGAGTACACCAAAGCTGGCAATTTTATGGCGGACGGTGTAACCCTCAAAAAAGTCACCATGAAATCTCTTGAGGACTTGGTTACCTTTGAATATCAAAAGGAGCAAGAGGTCGAAAAAGCAAAAGCTACCATCTCAGGACAATGTGCTGAGTATGGTATGACTGACCAACCTTACATCCGTATGCTAAAAGAGATGACGCTTGTAGAGGTGCTAGGTCAGATTAAAGCTGATTATCTCGCTGAAAAGCAAAAGCAGGAAATGCGAAAAGCCGAGGAGGAAAGAGAGCAACTTTTAGCAGCTCAGCAAACTAAAGAACAAGAACAGGCTCAGAAATCAGCAGAAATACCACAAATCGACAAGGAAACAGGCGAAATCTTGGATGGTTGGCAATTATCCCAAAACAACCAAGAAACGCTCACAGGAGCTGAAAACGAGTTTAAAAAGTACAATCAAAAAATGACACTTGAGGTGTACTTTGAAGATACGGCTGAAAAAGACCGTTTCAAGACCGGTCTAACTCAGCTAGGTTTTGATTTTAAAAAAAATTATCAAGTCAGCGGTTATCAAAATATAGAGCCTCTTACTCAAGCTGAATTGGCTCGGCGGTGCGGATGGTAAATAAAAAATAGTTTTTTAACAACCTATTGCAAAGTGAAGCTCAGCCTTTGCAGTATCAATATTTTCCGAGTGAGAAAGGAAAGTTGGAATATCGTCAAGTTAACAGGATTGATGATATAAAAAATTGCTACACTCGTCCTTGCCAATGCTCACACACAATTTTAGGGCGAGTGTGGATTTTAAAAGGTGAGAAATATGGAACAAATCAAAATTACAGAAACAGGAATGGTCGTTATAAGCGATAAAGCACTCAAAACTTTTGTGATTGCAGGACATTTATCGGAGAGGTGGGAATTTACCTCTAAATTTAAAAAATTAGATGAGCCATCACTTGATGAAAACGGAGATTTGTTTGAGCCTGTATACGAGTTGATGCTTGAAGCCAGGTCGAAGGGACAAATTAGCATAACATCATCATATTGTGGCAAAAATCACAAAAAAGACACAGACGAAATCATAAAAGTATTCTCGTTTATCGAAGATAACAAGAGAAATATTTTTGAAAACCTTGGTATTCGTGGGGTGCTTGAATGAGCAATCTAGTTTTATCGTTAGACATCTCAACATCTGGAACAGGGTGGGCCTTATTTAAAGGCTCAGACCTTATCCAGAGTGGTGTCTTAAAACATAAGAGTAAATCCTACTTTGAGCGCGGACGCTATATGGCTAGCCAATTAGGACTAATCCAGTCACGAGCATTAAAAAAATACGATTGCTATTTTAGTACAATCGCAGTCGAAAAAAATTCAGTTATGGGACCTAACCAGCAATCCATGCTTAAAATCGGTATTGTTACAGGAATTATCTTAGGAAGATTAATAGCTGATAACGTCGCCTTTATAAATGTATCAACGTGGCGTAAGCACTGGAAGTTTAGCTACAAAGACCGCTCTAAAAAAGCGATGAAAGCACAATCGAAAGAAAAAGCTCTTGAATATTGCGGAAAAACAGTAAAAGATGATGAAGCGGATGCTATTTTGATTGGCTCATACTATGTCAATCAAGGCTATCTTGATGGATTGGAGACACATGACTACTACTAAAAAACACGTTGTGAGAGTTTACAACAAAGGTATTACAGCGACTTACATGGTTTATGACAAAAATCTGTTTAAGGAGCACGAATTCACAACAAAAGGCGAAGCGATGCAGTTTATTAGACGGCTAGAATTGGCTAGTGATAAGCTAGCGACAGAGTATTTTGTGAGAGAGATGGAAGAATGACTGAACAACAGATGATTGATTGCTTGCTTTATGAGTTAGTAACAAAAGACAAAGCAATCAAAAAGAAAAACATCATTATCACTGCACTAACAGCTGTGCTGTGTCTCGTGTCTGTTTTTAGCATCGCACTACAAAGCCACTACAAACCACAAATCGCAGGACTACGCACACAGCTTGTACGTACGCAAAAGCAGCTTAAACGTGCTAGTGAGCAAAATCAGAGACAGACTAAGTGGATAGCTGAGTTGACGGGTAATGGGGGGTGAGGATGTCGGATATAAGGATATTAGATGCATGTTGCGGGAGCAGAATGTTTTGGTTTCAAAAAGATGAGCCGCACACAACATATATCGACCGGCGTGAAGAACAGTTTGAAATCCACGGGAAACATATTAATGTTAGGCCAGATATAGTAGCAGATTTTAGAGATATGCCATTTGATGACGAAACATTTAACCTAGTTGTCTTCGACCCACCACATTTATTATCGGCTGGCCAAAAGTCAATCATGAAAGCCCAGTATGGCCAGCTTGATAAAGACAATTGGAAAGAAGATATTTCAAAAGGATTTGAAGAATGCATGAGAGTTCTAAAAGTAGGTGGAACTTTAGTTTTTAAATGGTCTGATTGCCAGATAAATGTAAAAGAAGTTTTATCAGCAATTCCATTTAAACCACTTTTTGGTCAGCAACGTGGGACAACTCACTGGATGACATTTGTAAAGTTTGCTGAGTTAACGGGTAATGGAGGATGACATGATTAAGATCGATGAGATACATCGCA